GTGTTTCGGGGGGCTTTGCCCCCCGAGGCACTCGGAAGTCAGGCTTCTGAGACGGGGCCTGGCGTCGGGAGTGGCACGCTGCCACTTCCCGATATGCTACCGTTCTCCCGCTTGTCCCTTCGGGGTATAGCGGCTCCGGGTTCTAACGAGCCCGGCTCGCCGGCTTTTACAGCGGCACTAGGGGTCGAGCCCAGTGGCTCGGCCCCGCCTGGGAAGGCGCTTGTCGTCGGCCTCCCAGTGGTTCCCTCCCCGGAACCGACGGCCCCCTCTTTCGAGGAGGCCACCGGAGCAGTCCCTTCTGCTCCACCGGGTTCGCCTTCCGCGGACTCGGGCCCAGGGGTTGTTCACGATCCCGGCCCTCCCTATGGACCAAAGAAAATGCTTACTATCGTTTCCGAGTCCGGGGAGATTCTGCACGGTATGGTGTCTAGCTCAGTTCGTAGCGCCATCACTCGCAATATTGCGAGGCAGAAGAGGGAATACTCAAAGGCAAGGGAAGCCTGGATTCAGCGGGTTATTAAGACCCACTTGACCCTGGCAATCCTTATGTCTTTGTTCTCCCCAGGGTTTTCGAACCACACCATGGCGTCGGTAAAGTCCCAGAACTCGTATTGGATTTCTGACGAGACCATTCCCTGCAAGCATGCCGGGGGACACGCCTACCCCAAGTTGGTCATAACGGCTGACAGGAACCTCGTCCACGAATGGAGAGTGGAGAAGGCCACAGGCTTTCCATTCCACACTTCTTTCCCAGACCCAGAGATCAATCTGCCAGAAGAGGAGTTTTCTAATCAAGCGAATACAGATTGGAAAACTGCTATCGATAAGCAGCTGTATACCTTTAATAGGTGGGTTTGGGAGCTGCAAAAGGAATTGGTGGAAGTCACCTGGTGGACAGCTATTAAAATGATCTGGAAGGCCTTAAAGGCAATTCCAGTGATAGTAGCGTGGCTATTCAAGTTCGCTTTCTACGAACTTCCTGTGTCTGTATGGAAGCAGCAGAACTCCGTGATTTTCGTTTTCAACTTGGCGGTCATCGCAGCTGTACTTTACTCCACTTATGTGGCGTTGTGCTGTTTTGTATTGACCACCTGCAGGGTTCTTGGATACAGTAAGAGGTTTACCAACAACGTCGGAGTCACGATGCGTGAATTCCCGTGGATGGTTTATAACCTCATTGTGTTCTGGAAAAAGCCGATTCTCATCTTCGGTGGTGAGGATAACCTTACAGCTAAGTATGAACTAGTAGACGGAAAGAAAGTGGTCAGCGTGTTTCTTCGCGGGATGAAAATCCACACTTTGGAAAATGTGGATAGCGATTTTCGCAAGGAGATGGCTTTTGCCAATAACCCTGCGAAAAAGATTGAGAAGCTCGACAATGACATCTTGCGTACGCAGGTGTTGTTTTACTTTAACGATAAAACCTCCAGCAATTACACCTTTGTTGGACAAGGCACAGTAGTTAGAGTGAAAGACACAGTGGGCAAGGAAAGGCTATATGTAGTTACGGCCACCCATGTCTATGTGTGTGCTTCCCACTTCTCTGCGGCGAATTCCCACGGAAGTGCTGGGCAAAGGTTTGTGGAAATCCCAGAGGCAAAAGTTAAGGCGCCTTACGCCGAAATTGATGACCTCGACTTCTGTTGCTTTGAAATAGACCAGAGCAAGATGTCTCGCGCCAGTTGCCCCACTTATCCTTCGTTGGTCCCCGCAATTGCTTGCTCTAATACAGTTAGCAGCTGGGTCATTGACAACGATGTTTTAGAGGCAGTGGGTTACGGGCAGCCGGATGGAGAAGGACTCGGATTTTACCGTTCTACCGGTAAGGCTACCCAAAGGCCAACGGATAACCCTTATGTTTATGGGCATATTTTGTCCACCAAGCATGGGTGGAGCGGGTGTGGACTTTTTCGGCGTGCAACAAATCACAAGTTGCACTTGGCTGGGATTCATACCGGGAAAGTCAAAAGCGAAAATGCGTTCATCCTTATGGAAGAAATGCATGAATTGCTTTGTCATGACGATTTCCTTTCCGAGTTCGACAAGGAAACCCCGACTCGTCACAACCGTCTTTATGACGGAGGTGGCCGTCAGGGTGCCGACGCTAAGGATAGCCGTAAACAGAAGGCTATGTATAAGGCTGGCACCGGAAGTTATTCTGGATTCGTTGACAAGCAGTCAGCTCTTGCGGGGGTTTCTTTGAGACAAACCGTGGAAGAGCTGAAAGGCATCGAGGAGATAGCCGAAGTTAAGGAAGAAGAGGCCAAAAAGAAAAGGCCTCCTCTTGACCTTAAGAAGCTTTTCACGGAAGCCTTCGCTGATGAGCAAAATTCGGCTTTTCAGGGCCCCGTCGAAAAACCGCCGACGGGGCAGAAGGCGGTGGAAAGGAAGCCCAATACTTCGACTCTAGAGCGGGCTACCAGCTTTTCGCAGAGCCGCTCAAAATTGGAGAGCTGCCAGAAAGGTACGCCATCGAGGGAGCAGGCCCAGGATCAGAATCCGTTCAAGTCCTTGGCATCTGTTCCAGAAAACTCGACGGAGCCGGCAAGCCGCCAAAAGGAGATTACCAAGTCCGTGAAATCTTCCAATGGTGCTTCCCAGAAGTCGAAGAAGGCTACTTCTACCCAGACTGCTCTCAACAAGCAGTCCTCGCAAGTATCATCGAATACCACTCAAGCAAATACGCAGGAGTCAGGTTTCCAGAAGGTGCTGGGGAAACAGCGAGAAAGGCTTTTACGGGATACTACCGGAAAGCTGGATTCTCTTGGAGATTTCCCTTCACTAAAGGAATGGGCCGCGTCGGCGTCAAAGAGTACTTTGAAAGAGCTTGGGACGATGTTATCAAAAGCGTCAACCAAAAGTCCACCCCAGGGTACCCCTACAGACTCCTCTTTGCAGACAACGAGCGAATGTTCGGAGCCGCAGAAGGAGACGTTAAGGACCAAGTCTGGGAACGCCTCGAAAAGATCCTCTTCGCCCGTCCTGAGGACCACATTTTCGTGTCCTGTGCTAAGGCTAGGACGCAGTGGATTGAGGGGTCGTTGAGGGACCCGGTTCGCCTGTTTGCAAAGAAGCAGGCACAGAAGAAGAGCAAGGCTCTTCCTCGATTGATAGCGAGCGTTTCAGTCGTAGATCAGATAGTAACCAGATACTTTTTCATGAACTACGCTGATGCGGAAAGCGCTTTCTATCCCAACCTGCCCACTAAGAAGGGCATTGGATTTAATAGGGAACATGCGCATAAGATTGGAAAGAGCGTTGAGTCAATTTCCGAAATCTTTGACGAAAACCCCATAGCGTCCGATGTTAGTGGCTGGGAGAAAAACTTCTCCCAGGATCTTGCCGATTTGCACGCGGAACACATGTACGAAACGTGCGAAAACGCTGATGATTGCGGGACATTCCTCGTTAACGCGTGTGAATGGTGGAGCAAGTCATTGCTCACTACGCCCTATGTGTTGGACACAGGTCACATTATTAATTTTGATGACCTTCGAGTTCAGCGCAGTGGAGACTACTTGACTACGTCTTCCAATGGCGTAGGTAGGGGGATCTGCGCCGAATATGTCGGTTCCTACGGAATGGAAATGGGAGACGATTGTTTGGAATGGCCTACGTTTGATACGGAAGGTCGGCGGGTTTCCACGGAGGAGCTGATCAGGCGTTATGCCGAGATTGGCCTTCCAGTTCGGGATGTTGAATTTCAGACCCCGGACGACTTTGTATTTTGTTCTCATCGTTTTAAGCGGCAGGACGACGGCAGTTGGCACTGTTGGCTCGATTCGTGGCAGCGTATGCTGTATGAGGCCTCATACTCGAGGCTTTACGACGATTCGACCTTAGCTAACTACCTGAGCGAGGTTGAAGACATGCCTCCCTCACGGGAGAAAGCTAAAATCTTGTTCTTTCTGAAGGGCCGCGAGATGGTGCTCAGGGCCGTCGCTGAGCATGACAAAATCAAAGAAAAAGGTGAGCATCCCGGCCTTGAAGCGGGGTGCGAGCGCTCCTGTTAAGGAGACGCCTAGGGAGAAGACGTTCTTGGCGAAACTCGACAAGACGTTGAAGGCAGTTCCAAAAGGAACCTTCGCTAATGTGGGAGGTGCCTTAGGAAGTAAGTTTGGTCCCATAGGCGCTGGAATAGGAAGGATGGCCGGTAAGGGCCTTTCGGCAATTACTGGATATGGAGATTACCAAGTTTCTAGTAACACAGTAAGCACTGTGTCCGCCTCTGTGGACATGGTGCCCCAGTTTACGAGGAACGAGCATAGTATTCGCGTGAAACATCGTGAGTACATACGCGATCTTCTTGTCCCTTCCAACCCTCAAAATTTCACTTTGTTTGACTACGTCATCAACCCAGGTAATAGGGACTTGTTTCCCTGGCTTGGCCAGATGGCTAGGCAGTATTCCCAGTACAAGGTCCACGGAATGGTCTTTGCTTACAAAACTATGAGCAGTGACTATGCCGCTTCAGGGCCTTTGGGTACTGTTTTCATGGCTACCAATTACAATGCGGTAGACAGGCCTTTCGCCAACAAATTGGAATTGGAGAACTGTGAATATGCGGTTTCTTGCAAGCCGTCTACCAGTTTGGTTCACGCAATTGAGTGTGACCCTAAGGTGACGGGCAATGAAATTCTCTACGTCAGGGATCCAGCGTATGACACTGGCGAATTTAACGATCGCCGGTTCTATGACTACGGGCGCTTTCAAGTGGGAACGCAGGGCCTTCCAGGCTCTTCGGGTACTACCCTAGGAGAATTGTGGGTAACCTATGACATTGAGCTTATAAAGCCAATTGTCGGTGGCTCTTATATCCAGGGTATCTCACTCGTAAGCCAGACCAACGGCAACACCGCCATAGGGGTTACGTCAACCATTCCAGCTCTCAGAGCGTCTATGAGTGGTTTTTCCCCTGCCGTCAGCACCTCGTACAATCTGATGCCAACTAACGCGGCTACCCTATCCGGGGACACCGCGCAGTGGGGAGTAACTTGGGTTACCGATGCAAACGGAAATTTGAAGTTTCTCAAGAATGGCAGATTTAGAGTTGTTGTTGGTGGAACCGCCACCGTGAGCTCAGGTCTCACGCTTCTCAACATCAACACGGCGACAGCTATTACGCCCACGGTAACAAAGACCGGTGGTGCGTGGTACAATGCGCTTACCGCTGCGGACCAGCCTTCCTCGTTTCAAAACTTTGGGAGCCTGATCCCAGCGATTGTTGTTACCAACACTCCAGCCGCAAACGTGCCGTTTTATTCGTGCATATTTGACTTCGACATTTATGGGATTAAGTCTGTAAACGACTTCGTCACGCTCTCGTTGTCGAACATGGCAACTAACAACACGGGGCTGGTTACAAATTGGATCCGATACGTTGATGTTGAATGGTCTGCATACGGAGCTACTGAGCAGCTCTCTGCCTTCGTCCCTATCGACTGGCCTAAGCCATAAGGAAGGAAAACCATATAAACCGGCAGTAAAGCCTTAAAACAGCTGTCAGTGCTACAACTGACTACACTATGACTGCGGTCCTCTGGTGGGTCCGAGAAGGAAAACTCTATAAACCAGCGGA